TACGGCAGCTTCGGCATAGCGTTGCATGATGTCATGCCCTTCGGCTGTGTCCAGGTCCACATCCAATCCTGGCATGATGCGCAGGCATGCAGTTTCTTCTAAACCAGCACGAGCCGACTCCAACCATTCCAGGCGTTTGTGTTGCTGTACATTCCAGTGGCCTTCTTGAAAGGCGTCAAGTGGGATGATATCAAAAATGTGATACACCATGCCTGTGGTTTCGGCGTTTGACTTGCGATGTGCTTGACGCATGAGTTGCTGGAAACTTTCTCCCACAATCTCACCATCCAACACATAATGTCCACCTGTGCCGCGACCGTGTTGAAAGTGCTTGCGAACATCTTCAATTGCATCAGCAATCTGCGGAAAGTTCTCAAACTCTTTGCCATTGCGGCTGTACAATGTGACATTAGCACCACTGACCACTGCCAACACACGCACACCATCCAACTTGCACTCCAGGCGTTTGATACCTTTCATTTTTTTAGGATGGTCTGTGCTATCTTGTGCCAGCTGGCATGAGAATATTGGAATTTTATATTCAGTCCGACCCACAACTTTGTTGATTGTCTTTTCAGATACACCGCATCGCAGGTCCTTGATCAACACACGGCGGGCTAGGCCATTCCACTCTTCCGAGTCAAACTGCTGGCTCATTTTTTCAACTGCTTCTCTGGCACGATTGCCTGTGACCGATCTGGTGCGCAGGGATTCTAACAAGGCCCAGAACTGTGTCCAAGGATTGGCACAACCAGTCAGCCCCTCAGTCTCAGGCACCTGGCGGATACCAAACACATAGAACGGATTGTAGGCTTGATAGCAGTTGAACAAAAAACACTGCGCATCGGCACTGCCCAGCCGAGCAGCCATAAGAGCTTTTTCAATCACTTTTTCTTTGTGAATGCGACTGTCTGAACTTTCGAGGTCGCGGATCCATCCTGCGGCCATTATGGCATCAAACCTTGAGTGGCTGTAATCAGTTTCATTCATATACTTAACGCCTTACCATGACGAGTTATAAAACACTTTCAAACCCATGAACATTTCTGTTCTAGCGGCTTTGATAAAGGCCAGGTCACTGTCATAGTAGTGCTGGTCTGAATTGTTGCCAAAGAAGAAACCTGATGTAGCCGGCAGTTGACGGTGTGTGACTGCTCGTTCGAGTTCGTCCAAGTCCTCGGCAGTGAGTTCCATTTCAATGCCGTTGAAGCTGTTATAGCTTAATTTTTTTTGTTCTGCAAGCCGTTCCATCCAGCCATGCAGGTTAGGATGCTTGCGCCAGTAGGCAATTTCACGCGGCTTGTTCATTTTTGTGTTCACAAGATCTTTGGTGGTTTCGTCCCACTCAGCACCGTCGTAGTATTCGCGTTGCTGACCTTCACGGGTAGCCACATAGGCGTACATATCAAGACCCATAGTTTTCTCCTTGTTGATGACGGTATTCTCGTTTGAGCCAATATTTGTATTTGGCAAAATATTCTGACATTGGATAGGGCGGCATGCGTCCAGTCCATTCTTCTATTTCAAGGCAGTGAGCATACCAACGCTGATTTAACCAGCGTCGAAATGTCATGCTGCCTCCAACATGTTGGCAGGCACTTTCCACAAGCCTTGCGGGGTGCTCACTGTCACATACTTGATAGCAATCTTGCTCACGGTGCCCGACATGGTCATGCCGCGCTTGGTGCTGTGAAACTTTACCGTGTCACCTTTGGCGAACTGACGGATATTGTGTTTGCGCAGGCTGGCCTTGGCAAATTGCACTGCACTGAGGATGCTGTCGAGTTCAGTGTTTGAAAACTCACCAAACATGATAGCAGAGTTAACTTGCTGGATCTTGGACATCTGGGTCATTTGGGGCTCCTTTGTTGCTTACTATGCCATAATTATAGCAAAAACGGCTTTTCTGGTCAACCAAAATAATAACCCTACAATCACTAGGAGTTCTACCACCGTAAAATTAGTACGATAGTAGTACCGTAATACTTTCTGTTTAAGTACTACCAGTTGGGTTTTTAGTGGTTTCATGCCCTGATTATAGCAGTTTGGGCATTATTTGTCAATGTATACTTTAGTTTGCAATTTCTACGCCGCAAGCTGGCGGCACAGGCGGTGCTGTATCCGGCTTGATGTCTGGGCCACTGAGTCTGTTTTCGGCCAGTTTCATTTGGTTTTCACCTTCACGTAAACTGCCCACCATGGCTTGACCGGCCAATGTTGTGGTGTCAGCGATGTCTTGCAAGAAATCATATGGTCCACAAGTTTGGCATTCTCTGCCGTACTGTGACAGCATTTGAGCAAACGCCACAATTGAATTTTGTTCACCTGACACCAACGTAAAATAGTCAATGCCAGCTTTGACTTGATAGGTTTTTTCTTTGTTGAGATATGTGGCAATAGCGATCCATGCAGTGTTCAATGTGCTGACTGTGGCAGTGTATGTGGGATTGGCATACAGTGTTGCTATGGCTGAGTTGGCGTTGGTAATTTGTGTTAGCACCGCGGCATCAGAGCCTGCAACCAAAATATTAGTATACGCAGTATTCAATGTGGCCAACGCTCCGGCAGTTTGTAATGTTTGAACTGCTGCCGACGCTATGTCAAATTGCGCTGCCAGGTTGTTGTAATCAATTGCTGTGCCTAGCACATCACACATGGTGATATTGCCGTCTGTGCCTGATCCAGTGGCCACAGAATTGTTAATGTAATTTGTGGTGGCAGCGGCCACAGGATTGGTTAGTGCTTCAATTTGGTCCAGGCCAGTCATGGTATTTAGACCACCAAGTGTGATTGGTTCCCAGTAGGTTGTGTTATTGATATCGGTACCAGCCGGAACATCATCTATGGCCTGATAAAACACAGTGGTGGGGCTTAACACTGCTAGTGGAGGTTGCAATGTGCTGTTGGGATTGACTGGAGCATCTGCCACAATGTCATTGGTCAAGTAATCACTGTTGACGTCCCAGGGATTGCGATCAAACCCTTGTATGGTTTGTGCTAGTTCTGGCCAAGTGGCCAATGGAATATTTGTAATCTGTTGCACAGCCGCTTGTGTGGACTTGTTGGATACAGCTTGGTCTGGGGGAATAATTTTAGCCAACTCATCACACCCAGACGGGGTAGGCAAAAATGCACCCACGGTTTCGGCTAGGTTCATGTTGACTGCACCATTGGTCTGATAAATTGGCACCGGGCCTGCCGGAGATGGTGTTAGTAAGTTGGTGTAACTGTTGGGAAACATCACAGCTGGATTTAACAAATCTGCCATGGTCGAAACATTAGGTGTGGTCACTTCCAGTATATCTAATACATCTTGTAAGGCAGCGCCTGTGATATTGGCCAATGCTGGGTATGCTGTTTTCTGTAGTTTATCAAACTCGTTTGGTGTGAGCCCACTGGGATTGAACAATGCCACTTTGTTGATGTTCACCAGATCTGATATGTTTTGCAATGTCAGTCCTTGATCTTGCAATGCATCACGAACAGCAGGCAATGTGCCATTTATGGTGTTGCTTACCCTTGACAACTGCGCCAGCAATGCTGCCGGTGTGCCGTATTCATTTAGTGTTTGCGTACTTGTCAACAATCCTTGATTGGCAATATCAGTGGCCAGTCGACCCAATGCGCCGGGGCTGCTATCTACCAGGCTTGCAATATTATTGCTTACCAAGTTGCTCATGTTTGTAAATGTAGGACCCAAATAAGTTGCGGCGTTACGTGTGCTGTTGATCAACGAATTGGTGGTGGTGATGTACCCTTGCATTGCCATGAATCCTTGACAAAATTTTCCAAGGTCTCTGGTGTCATTGTAGATACCTAGATATGCATTTCCAGTTTGTTGTACCAAGTCAGCAAATCCGTATGGATCCAATGTGGAAGCATCGCTTTGAGTAGGCAGGTATTCTTGAGTCAAGTAAGGAAAATTTGCCAATGGCAGTGCAGGAATGGCATCGCCCAGTGCTGGAATCGTGCTGGCACCAATGCTCAGCAACAAATCTAACGTGCTTTGAGTTTTGAATGTCTGAGCTTGGTAATAGTTTACTGCGGCCAACCAATTCGCTATCACTGTTTTGCCATTGAATGTGGCAATTGCTGTGGTCAGTGCTGTTGGTAAACTTTTAACGCCTTGATTGTTCATCAATCCGGCGGCAGCGTTTATTTCTAATGGAGTTAATACACCATTGGCCATTATCCTGCCCTTACATCGCCACTGCCACCGGCTCGAGCATGACCACAAGTGTCTGCATCTCCAGTTAGGCTTACTGCTATTCCACCAGCTCGTACTGTGCCCGAGCCACCTGCAGTTGTTGGTCCGCAATGTACGCCAGGGCATCCTCTTCGTCCGCAACAAGGATGTGCGCTGACGCCTTGCCCGATTGTGGCAATTGGTCTTCCGTTTATGCGTACTGAACCAATACCCGATGTAATCACACCGCCTGCTCCGTTTGCATCACCCACTCGTTGTATTCCTGGCATGTTATCCTACTAAGATTTTCTTTTCTGGCACCTTGATGCCTGTGGTTGCTTCGATGTATTTCATACGCACATTTTCATCCGTCAATGAATGAATAGCAACACAGCTCATATTTAGCCGGGGATTTTTGTCAGGATCTGCGGTAAACATGCTAGGCACAAGTCCCATGCCTTGTGGGCCAGGAGCCACGCTTACGGGGTCTTGTATTGTGACATGGTTATTGCCAGGGTCTGTGTCCATGACTTTGGCGATCATTTCCTCGCCAGAGTTCAGTTTGAATGTGTAAACTTTTCCAATTTCCATTATTTGCTTTCTGTTAGTTTTGTTCTGAGTTCAGTGAACCCGCCCACCAGTTGATCATCTAAAAAGATCTGTGGTACTGTGCGAGCATTTGGTACTGCTTCTAGTAGTTGTTCTCGAGTCCAGTCATGCTGGATGTTGCGTTCTTCAAATTCAATGTTTCGTGATTTGAGCAAGGCCTTGGCTTGGTCGCAGTAGGGGCATTGGTCTTTTGACCATACAATTGCTTTCATTTTATTTTCTTTCTTTTGATTTATCGTAAGTTTGTGCAAAGATATCTTTCTTTACAACACCATAGTCGCCAGGACCATGTTTCACAATGTAATCATTGCCTTTGGTATATTCTAAATTACCCCATGACGCTCGAACAACACCATCATGGTCAGCAAGTCGAGCTACCTTCATGATCTTTTTGGGTGTTGCTGTACCATCACCGTTGTCATCATAGTAGGCCGTAAACTTAATAGGGCTCACCGGATATCGTTCGCCCTTGGGTCCTGTAATAATCTTAAAACCAACTGTGTAGGCAACAGGACCTTCTAGTGTGTCTACTGTGCCGTTGTCTGTGGCAGTTTCATAACTGATAGGGGTTGGGTGTTTGTAGGTTGCAAACCCACCTGGTTGGAACCATTCGTCGTTAATCATAGATTTGGTAACTCGTCGTAGTCAATAGCATCTCCCATGACACCAATCACATAGTTGGTTGATTCGTTTTCCTGCAGGGCAGTTTGTTTCTTGCTGGTGTCTACATGCTTGTTGAACCATGGGATAGGTGTAGAGCGTGGTGCTGGCTCAAGATACTTGATGCCAATTTCTTTCAAGGCATTGGCTGCTGTGTAATCCACAAAGTCTTTTAAGATTTGTGCGTTAAGGCCAATCACTGGTCCCTTGTTGAACAGGTAGTCAGCCCACTCTTTTTCTTCACGGATCACATCTAGGTACAGTTGATACACTTCTGCTTCACATTCTTGTTTGGCTTGAGCAAAGCGAGGGTCTTCTTTCACCACTTGATTGATGATCCACCCAGTCCATTCCTTGTGCAGGATTTCGTCCTGCAGGATCAACTGAATGATGTTGCCGTTGCCAATAAAGATACGATTTTCTACCATGGCAAGACTGGTGGCAAATGATACCATGAAACGGAATGCTTCTAATGCATAACTTGCGTTGAGTGCCATCCAAATAGCTTTGACGTGGCCGTGATCTTTGACAGGAACTTCTAGTTCTTTTTCGCAGTTGACCATGTGCAAGTGATCGTAATACTTGCCCACGCTTGACGCCATGTCCACAATCTCTTTGGTGTCATGAATGGTATTAAACACATCCTTGGGCACATTGTAGATGTTGCGGATGATGTGGCTGTAACTGCGGCTGTGAATGTTGGTTTCAAAGAAACTCCAGTTGTACATCAATGCTTCCAATTCTGGAATACTAATTACAGGAGTAAACACCTGTGCTGGACCACGGCCTTGCAAGCTGTCCAGTGCAGTTTGGCGTAGTAGGTTTGCAGTAAAGATATGCTTGACAGTTTCTGATGCTTCTTTAAAGTCATTGGCATCCTTGCTCAATGAAATTTCTTCTGGGACCCAGAAGAAACCACGAGCCTCTTGTTCGTACTTGGCCAATTTGTTGTACTTGACTTCTTCAAATCGTTGAATAGTGACTGGACCCGCTGGATCCAAGAACATTTTGCGATGTAGATAGTCTGTTTTGGTTGATAAGTTGTATTGTGCTTGGCTCATTTTAATTTTTTCCTTTTATTCATTTTTTTTCTTCTATGGTGTAAAACCAATCATCTCCCGCTGACCACTTGCGTGTGCCATCCACTGTCCATAGATTTTGTGCAGCTTTAAAGTCTGGAAACTTCACCGTGCCCGAAATCAAACTCTGGTCGTACCACAAACATCGGTTGTTGGGTTGGCAAGCAAACTGCCCGTTTTCTAATCTAATAAAGTTGAAACTCTTATGTTCTTCTGCAACTTCAGTAAAGCCTGTGTCCACATCCATACCATCAGCACAAAAGTCCACGGTGAACAAATAAGTTCCGTAGTGCCAATCTTTGTCTTTGCCTAGAAACTTCACACCTAGATTACGCAAGCCTATTTTTTCAATAATAGTAAAACGATAGCCCATGCAGTCCCAAAGTTGCAAGGTGTCTATGGGTAGCTGGCCTGTGTAGTTTTCTTGCCACACATAAGCATGGATGGGCAGTTTGTCATACAGTGCTCCGTAGTTGGGAAACAAGGACTCGATACGAAACACCTGCCCACGTAGTGCTTTGAGACTGACCCAAATGGCAGGTTCTAATTCTCCGTGACCTTTTTCAAAGTTATAGAGAAATTCTCTTTTGACAAAGCATTTGACAGGCGGTAATGATCCTACAATATAGCTCATTTAGTATTTTCCTGATGCAAGAACTATCTTGCAAATGTGTTCTAATCTTTCAATGTGTTCATAAGCACGCCATGGGGTGACATCAATGGCCACAACTCCATGTCCTTTGATTCCCACAATATCAAATTTGATATTGCCTGCTCGATCCAGTCCCAAATTACTATGACATGCATCAGCAAGTTCTTGGCTGATAGGGGCAACATCGCCCACGTTGGGTGCTACCCGAGTATAGCGATTGAGCTCTGGAAACGCATCACTGATAGTGCTCAAATCAATACCAGCATGCATGGCTGCAATGCAATAAGTTGGATGTACATGCACAACCACTCTAACATCGGTTGAGTGCTGACCCATTTCTTTTTGTAAACCAAAGTGCAAGGGAAGTTCACCACTGGGTGTTAGGTTAGTACTGATATCAGTGTAGTATTCTTCTTGCCAGGACTTTGTTAAAAATGGAGGAACAGGATTGACCTGATCAACCAATCGAATTTTCTTAAACTGGTCAGGCTGAAGTGTTTGCTTACGCACACCCGATGGCGTAATGTAAAAGTGATCACGGTCGTGATGACGAATAGAGATGTTGCCATCTCTGCTGGTTATCCAATTGCGTTTGTACGCATCTACTAATATGTCACAACAGGTTTCTAGCATTTTTATTGTTCCAGTGAGTATGTAATTAGCCCAGTTTTTACACTATGCTCAACAACTAAATTTGTTTGTGGGTTTGATAAAATTATAGGGCTTTCTCCTGGCCCCCAATGTCCGGTATCCAAATACAATCGATCATTGTCTTGTGCCATGCCCAAGCGCGGCACAATCAACACTGTTTTATCACGCCAATCTTTAGTGTCTACATCAAGTGTAAACGATTCTCTATCCTCATCCCATTGCGTGGCTGAATAACTAGCAACAACTGATCCAGCTTGAACTGCTCGCATGTATGGGATCCAGTTCCATACAGTACCAACTTGTCGATCAAACTGCATGATGCCCGGAGTCAACTTGTCCAATATCATGGGATTGAAAACACAATCAGCAGTTTCACATATCAATTCGTTTACTGTTTGCACAAATGCAGGATCAACATCTACGCCCGGGGCAAAAACTCTATTGGTTTGTTCTTGTACGCCAAGTCCTTTTGCAAAACTTGCAGGAATTTCTACTGCCCACATTTCTAAAAAATAAGTTCCTGGCAAGAACACTGTTTCGTGACCACGTGGTAAACTGTTCCATAAGCCTTCCCACCATAAGTTACCATTTACAGTTTCTGTAAATGTGACTGATCTAGGGCTGTAGTTGTGATCATACCGTTCGTTGATCAACTCAATGCGATCTTGTAACTTCAATTGCTTGATAATTTTGCAACCCAATTGATAGCGATCTAAGTCACTTTCAAATGCTTGAACATGTTCAGCGCCATGCTTTAATGCCAACATTGACAACAGGCCTGTGCCAAATCCAATGTCAGTGCAACGTTGGTTTGCAACATACCGAGAAAGAATTCTGTCGTAGAATTGATTGCGCATGAAGTCATTGATCATGCCAAGGTTTACACCATCATGGTTGTGCCAATCAATCCTACTAAGAAAACTCATTACCAGTGCCTTATTGTATTTGCTATGATGAACCCACAAGTCACAACATGTATTATAACCCAAAAGGTCTTGAAGAACAAGGCCAATCGGGCTTCTCGTAAGGTTAAAATGGGCACATCAGGACGGTCATCGTCTGTGTGCCCCATTAGGTGGCCTGTGGCTCGTGCCCAGACTTTTTCTACACTATTCATTTCTTTATGATTTTTCCTTTGAAATTTTTAACAGCCCAAATATTTCAAATATTTTAGCATAAACATATCCAATATCAACTTCAAACCACCTATGTCTATAATTAGGTCTATATGGCATATTATGGTGATTGTTGTGAAGTTCTTCGCCACCTAGTAGGATTCCAATCGGAAACAAATTCTTTGATTTGTCATTTAAATTTTTATGGCCAGCATACTCAAACCCAAATTTATGAAAAGCATAGTTGCCAATGAATACACCTAGCCAATTTTTAGTTAATAAATGTAATACCAATGATAATACTGCTCCCAGATATCCAAACAAAATGCCTGCAACTAGATGTTGCACCCACGGACCTGCAAACCTATATTTTTCATGCAATGTTTTTTGCATCCAGTCATCTGGAGTTTGAATGTCTGGGCAATACTTTTTAACTTCATCCTGGTCAGCCTTCCACGGTTGACACATTTGTTTAAGCGTTAGATGATGTGGACTCTGACCGTCATTTTTTGTGTCGCTGGTTGCATGATGTTTACGATGTCTACTGGTGTAAGTCTCTGCCCAATTTGGCCCCAGTGTTCCAGAAATCCATAGTACAATTCTAAAAAAATATCCCAATGGTTTAGATATCAAAAAATGTCTGTGTGCAACAGATCTATGAACATAGATAGAAAAACAAGTGGTAAAAACATGCAGTTGTACCAGCCAAAAAATCCAAAAATATTGTAACTCAAACATTTTATAAATTAAAGTTTACAAGCTTCACAATCTTCTTCGAGATCAAAATCAATCTCAAGCATGGGCGCAGGTGCATCTTCTTTGATCATTTTACTGCCGGCCTTGTTGATAAGGCTGTAGTAGAATGTCTTGAGTCCCCAGTGATGTGCTTGCATTAGGTTGCGAGCAATCAGTGTGGTAGGCACCTTGCGATCAGGCCAGTGCGCTGGATTGTAGAATGTGTTGGTCGAAATTGACTGGTCAATATAAGCAGCCAACACACATGCGGTTTTCAAATAGCCAATGCAGTCTTTTTGTGCCCACATCAGTTGATATTTGTTTTTCAACTTGTGATATTCGGGCACTACTTGTGTGAGTGATCCTGCTTTGGATTCTTTAACTGATATCAGGCTCATGGGCATTTCAATGCCATTGGTTGAGTTGATCACCACAGAACTTGATTCAACAGGTGCCACTGCCATCAGTGTGGCATTGCGGACTCCGTGTTCTTTCATGAGTTCACGCAAGGGTTCCCAGTCTAGTTCTGGTGCAAAATTCGCAAGTTCGTTAACTCCGTTAGCTCGTCGTTCCCACGGAAACACACCACGACCATACCAGGTGCGATCCGAATCTTTGCAACGGCCACGCTCCTTTGCAAGCTCAACTGTTGCTTCTGTGAGATAGTAGGCTTGGTGCTCCATCCAAGATTTGACTTCGGCCAAAGCATCTGTATCACCGTACTGGAGGCTGCGCTTGGCATGCCAGTAAGCCAAGTTAGTAATACCGATACCAAGCGGCTGAATTTCGTCATTTGATAGTTTTGATTGGATCGATAGGAAGTCTTGGTAGTCCAAGATATTGCACAGGCTCCTCTGCAGAATCCTACAAGCACGACGCATATCCTCAGGATTGCGGAACGCCCCCCAGTTAATGGACCCAAGTGTACATAACGCAATGCGACCTTGATCATCATCCAGCCTTTTAAAAGGTTTTGTAGGAAGGAGAATTTCACAACAAAGATTACTCTGGTAAATGGTATGATACTCTGGATCAAATGGTCCTTGGTTCATCACGTTGTCAATGAACACTAGATAGATACGACCAGTGTCTGTTCGTTCCTTAAGTATGCCTGATTTGAACACTTCTTCAGCAGACATAGTTTTTGTCCGGAGGTCAGATCTAGCTTCATATTTGACATAAAGATCTTCAAAAAGTGCAGTGTTGGAGTAGAATGCCTCGTAAAGTTCCGGTACTTGGTTAGGGTCAAAGAACGTGATGTTTTGTTTGTGTTTAAATCTACGCCAGAAAAAAGCAGAAAGCACCACCCCATAGTCCATGTGTCGGACACGGGTTTCTTCGGTTCCTTGATTGTTCTTGAGCACAATAAGATCATCGAATTGAAGATGCCAGATGGGATAAAAAACAGTGGCACTTGCATTTCGAATACCTCCTTGTGAACATGACCGTAAATCACCAAACCACTTCTTTAAAAATGGTATCATGCCGGTGTGCATGATTTCACCACCACGAATGGGTGAGCCCAGTGGACGAAGACGCCCTATCTCCAAACCAATGCCTGCACGTTTGCTGGCATACTTGGCCATCATCTCACCAGAAGCGAATATACTATCAAGATCGTCGTCACTCCTGATAAGCACACAACTACTGAACTG